CGTGGAACGCAGCAAACGCGGCGGCAGAAGCGTTCGCCGCTAGTGCCGCTGGGCATGCGGCTTTCGCAGTTTCGCGATCTCAGTCGAACGCGACAAAGAATTCGGTGGATGAGGCGGCGCAGTTGGCGATCGCCGCGATCCGCCGCGCGAAGGAGGCGAAGCGATGAGTGAAAACAATCTGCTTCCTGTAGGCGCGTATGTGCTTGCCACGAAGTACAACGATGGACACGCAGCCGATCATTTTTTTGTCGGCTTCGTCTCTGGTTACACACAAGATGGTCGGTATCTGATCGTTGATGGCGAAGGGCAGAACCAGCGGCACAATGGGTTCAGACGAGCCGAGCGCATAACGCCAGACGAAGGCGCTGCACTTGTCGCGATGATTCCCGACATCGCTGACATGAACGGAGAGTATTTGTGGTGGCATTTAGATCGCATCCGCCGCGCGAAGGAGGGGCAGCGATGAGCGACACAACGATTGAGGTTTTGATCCCAACCCCAGTTCCCATCCCAGTTCCCGTCCTGAACGATGAGTTGATTGTGGAAGTTGAGCGTCTCCGCGCCGACCTCGCGCAGCGCACCGCCGATGTCGCGAAGGCCAAAGCCGAGCGCGACGAGGCGCGAAGGTCTGCCTGTATGGTCAAGGCACGGTATCTGGGATCCATCGACGGTTTTCCGCGACCCACAGATGATGAGATCGGCATCAAGGCGCGAGCAATCGCAAGAGGTATAGGCTGGGACTGCTTCAAGGAGGAGGTGAGGCCATGAGCGGATTCCCAGGCCCTGACAACATCTCTCAAACCACCGCGCGAGCGAAGAATCTGCTGAAGACCAGCGACGTCTTCCGTCATTCACTCGAGGGCGCGCGCGCGGCGGGCACGTCATCCTTCGAGGATGTCCGGATCGAGCGGACACCCGACGCAGATGACTTCGTCGACGCGCTGAGGCTGCGGGCGCGGATGGTGGAGGGTGGATGCACTCGGACGCATCGCACCGTACACATGCTCAACACGGCAGCCGATAAACTCCGTATGGCGGAACAGATCATTGAAACACTGCAACAGCGCCTCAAGGCGCGAGAGGAAGGGTCAAATGACGTCAAGTGAAATCGTGGCCGCGCTCCGCGCGATGGCCGACCGCATCGAGAAGGGCGGCAAGCAAGCACCGCCAACAGTGGCGGCACGAGCGCCGAAACCAACAGGACAGGGCATCACCGGCAAGGTCGCATTCTGGGATGTCAAGATCAGGGACAACGGCAAGCCTATGGCGAGCCTCAAGCTTGCCGATGGCCAGCGCTTCCCCTGCTTCGATGAGAAGGTCATTTCGGCGATCGACCCGCTCGTGAAGGGTCAGAACGTCACCGTGTTCGTGAAGCCCTGGATGAAGAACGACGGAGAAACCGAGTTTCTCATCACCGGCGTCAACAAGGGCCACTCAGGCATCGAAGAAGACGAAATCCCGCTCTGATATCAGGCATCTTCGCCCGGAGGGCCAGCGGCTGCACCCGGTCGCTGGCCCTCTTTCTATGGATTGCAACAATGGAAGCACCCCGAACATTCCGTATCGAGCCGCTCATCCTCCCGGAGCGTGAGCCACCGCTGAGAAAACCGCTTGTCGACGGTCTGATCCGCCGCGGCGAGGTCTGCAATTGGATCGCCGCTCCCAAGACCGGCAAGACATGGATGGTCTACAGCCTCATCTCTGCCATGGTGAGAGGTGCCGTTTGGTGTGGGCACAAGTGCGAGCAAGGGCGAATCCTGCTCATCGACAATGAGCTACACCCGGAAACCGCGCTCAATCGCCTGTGGCGCGTCGCTTGGCAGGATGGCCTCGACAAGCAGCAACTGGCGCGGACGGTCGACGTGGCCTTTATACGCGGTTCTAGGGGGTCTGTAGAGGACCTCGAGGCCACCATGCGAGCGGCAGGCCGTGGAGCCTACGACTTGGTGGTGATCGACGCCTTCTACCGCTTCATCCCGAAGGGGTCAGACGAGAACAGCAATTCTGACATGACGGCTCTGTATAACCACATCGACGGCATCGCCGACGTGTCGGACGCTGCGACGATCCTTGTGCACCACAGCACCAAGGGCAATCAGTCAGGCAAAGAGACGATGGACGTCGGCGCCGGCGCTGGGTCGATCGGGCGCGCGACCGATTCTCACGTTGTATTCCTGCGCCATGAGACAGAGGGTTGCGTGACCATGCAGGCTCGCTGTCGCTCGTGGCCAGCGGTCGCTCCAAAGGTTGTGCACGTCAATCCACCGCGCGTTTGGCATGACCCGCAGGACGGTCTAGACCCGTCCGACGTTTGGAATCCCGCGCCACCGAAGAAGAAGAAAGCCGCTGATTGACCCGTTACACAAGGCGCGTCGCTGCAGCAGAGCGCCGCAAAGTGTAACGGGAAGGAATCTGCGATTTCAAGTCTTTTTTAGGTCTTCTCTCAGAATATGCAGAAATGTATGCATAGATGCATATGTAGACCTGCAAAGGCTCTCTAGAGCAGATAAACTGGGCGCATGCCGATCAACTCACGCACAAAGGGTGCGGCAGCCGAACTCGAGGCAGCGGATGCGCTGGCTCAGCTCATCGGGGAATGCCGCAGGACGATTCAGTACACAGGGCGCTCAGGCTGCGCGGACGTCACCTGTGAGTACGCGCCAGGCCTTCACATTGAGGTTAAGCGCACCGAGCGACTGAACCCGTACTTGTTCATGGATCAGGCCATCCGTGACAGCACGAAGACGAAGCGCACCCCTATCGTGGTGTGCCGATCGTCGTTCAAGCCTTGGCTGGTGGTTGTGCGTCTGAGCGACCTACCGGCGCTCGCACAGCAGATCGTTGATGCCCGCAATGCAGCGTTTCCGCCATCAAGTACCGGGCCGAGCGTTTGATGCTCGAGCACAGACCCAATCACAGAAGGGCATCCACCTTGGGTGGGATTGGTGGCACTGGCGAAAGCGTTACATGCAGCGCAACCCACTCTGTGTCGACTGTGGCGCACTGGCTCAGTGCATCCATCACATTGTGCCTCGAAGTGTAGATGCCACAAGGGTTTACGATGAGTCGAACTGCGCTGCGCTCTGCAATGCGTGCCATGATGCCCGCCATCGTCGGCCATAGTTATCCACAAGTTATCCACAATTGTTAAGGGGGGGGGTAGCCGTTTTTGACCCCTATGCCGACGTACCGCTCGGTACCACGGCAAAAAAACACACATGGCCTCTAAACTTGTCGAGTACGCAGAATCTATCCTTTCAGGCCGCACTCCGGCCGGAAAGTGGATCTATGCGGCCGCCAAGAGATTCATGGGCGATCTGGAGCGCAAAGATCTTGTGCTCGACACTGACGCGATCGAGGGCGCTGTCAGCTTCTTTGGAAGGCTGAGCCTGCTACACGAGCACAGTGGAAGACCTTTCATCCTGCACCCGTGGCAGCAGTTCGTGGTGGGCAACTTGGTCGGATGGCGGCGCGCGGAGGACGGTCGCAGGCGGTTCAGCATGGCTATTTTGCAGGTCGCCCGCGGCAACGGGAAGACTACATTGCTGGCGGGCCTCGCTTTGCATGACCTGCTTGGGGGTGACGGCAGGCGCGTGCATGTCATTGCAAACAACGAAGACCAGGCCGGGCTGTGCTTAGACAGCGCGCGCGAGATGGCGATGCGCCTTGAAGAGCCAGGTCTACTGGTGCGGTTCAACCGCATCATCCGTCCATCCGCTGATTGCGAGATGACTGCTCTACCAGCGCAGGAGCGCGCGCTCGACGGTCTAAACCCGAGCCTTTGGATTGCCGATGAGGCCGCCGAGTTTCGCAACCGCGCGATGAACAAGCTGATATCTACAGGCGCGAAACGCCGAGAAACGCTTGGCGTCATCATCAGCACGCCCGGATCGAATCCAGAGAACCTGTACGCGGAGCTGGTGAAGCAATGCGAGGCGGTTCTCACGGGGGATGCTGAGGACGATTCCCTATTCGCCGCGCTTTACGGACTCGACGCCGCAGACGCCGTGGGCGATCCGGATGTGTGGGTGAAAGCCAATCCGGGCATGGAGCACGGACAGCCCGACGTTGACAGCCTCAAGCGATCGTGGAATCAGATGAAGCGCTCTCCAGGGCAGCGCTCCGAGTTCACCCGCTACCACTGCGCGCGCATGGATGAGAACACCGGCGGATGGCTCGATATGAGCCTGTGGCCGGGCGGCAAGACTGTCGATTGGTCGACGCTTTACGGGCGCCCTGCATGGCTCGGCCTCGACCTTTCCAAGAGCCTGGACATGTCCGCACTCGTTGTGTGTGTCCCCATGGAGGATGGCCGGGTGGCGCTGCAGGGGCACTACTGGTGGCCTGCGCAGGACGTCGCGCAGCGGGAGTTGGACTACCGGATGCCTGTTCGGGTGTGGGCTGCAGAGCGGAAACTCACCCTGACGCCGGGGCGCGAGATCGACTACGAATCCATCCGGCAGCGCTTGCTGCAACTGCGCGACCTCTTCGAGATTCGCGCCGTCGGCTACGACGCCTGGGGGTCGAAGTACCTCGCTGAGCAACTCACCCAAGACGGCGTGCCGCTCATCACGTACCGCATGGGTATCTCAACGTTCGGCCCCGGGTGTCAGCTGTGGCAGAATCTGTGGGCTGGCGGCCAACTCGTGATCGGTGATGATCCGATCATGCGGCGCTCGTGCGCTGAGGCGCACGCGCAAGCCGATCGGAATGGGAACGTGCGCCCGGTAAAAAGCCGCGAGTATTGCGTGCTCGATCCGCTCGTGGCCGGTGTCATCGCGGTGCACGTGTGGGGCGGCAAGCGCGCCAGTTCCTACGAAACAGAATCTTTCATCTAAGCGTGTTTAGGTGCAATCTGCACCCACGTCGAGTGCCAACATTCGCGCATGCTCAGGAGCATGTTGCAACGTTGGCTCGGCTACTGGCCGATGCACGGCGTGATCCAAATGGACACGAGCGGTGCTGTGCCATTCGTGACGGCAACAAGCGCCATCCAACACGCGCCGGTCTTCCGCGCGGTCACGCTCATCTCCAACGACGTCGCGCGCGTGCCGCTCACCGTGCAGGATGCAACGGTAGACGCTCTGCTTCGATCTCCGAACCGATGGATGTCCGGCTTCGAGTTGCGTCGCACCATGACGCTGCAGGCCGCGTTGCTCGGCAACTCATTCGCGCTTATCAATCGCACCATCGGCGGCGAGTTGCTCGAGCTGATGCCGCTGCAGATCGACTCCGTATCTCTCGACGTCACAGGCCGCGAGCCTGTCTACAACACGCGCGACTACGGAGCGCTTCCACCGGAACAGGTGCTGCACCTTCGCACGCCAGGCTTCAACGGATTGTGGGGCGAGTCGCCGGTCAAGTTGTGCCGCACCGCGATCACGACGGCCATCGCGCAGGAACAGGCACAACTCAAAGCGATGGAGAACGGCGGCCAAGCGAAGTTGGCTTTCGTGCATCCCGGCTCGATGTCTCAGGAAGCGCGGCAGAAACTGAGCGAGGCTTTCATTGCGAACCACGCGGGCGCGGCAAACGCTGGCAAGCCGATCGTGTTGCACGAAGGCATGCGCGTTGAGCGCATCGCGAGCGCGATCGAGCAAAGCGGGATCGACATGGCACGGAAGTATTCCGTGCACGACGTGTCCCGAATCTTCGGTGTACCCGTTTCGTATCTCGCTGAGCACTCCTCGCAGCCGTACGGCTCGATGGAATGGCTCGGGCGCATGTACGTCGAGGCATGCCTCGCGCACTGGTTCGCGGCTTGGGAACACGAGATATCCACGAAGTTGCTCTCTCCGCTCACGCGCATCGCGCATGATGCGGACTCGATCATGCGCCCATCGCTCGCCGAGCAAATGGCTGCGCTCCGCACCGGAGTCGAGAGCGGCATTATCACGCGAAACGAAGCGCGCGGATGGCTCGACATGGAACCGCTCGAGGGTCTAGATGATCCGGTGCTTGCGCTGAACATGGGCGCTGGCGGCGGTGCGACCAACATCGGCACCGACACGTCGGCGCAGGAAGGCACACCCAATGATTTCTAGGCGCAGCATCGAGGCCACCGAGCAGTCTCTCGACGGGCGCACGCTCGCCGGCTACGCGGCTGTGTACAACGAACAGTCGAGCGAGATCGTCGAGCATGGCCGCTCGTTCGTCGAGCGGATCGCGCCGGGTGCGTTCCGCCAAACGCTCGAGGAAAAGGCCGACGTCAAACTTCTCTACAACCACGACTCCAAGATGCCGCTGGCGCGCACACGCTCGGGCACGCTGACGCTGAAGAGCGATCGCAGCGGCCTGCAGTTCAGCGCGTCACTGCCTGAGACAA